TTGGCGCCGCCGTAGATGTTCTGTTCTGCGTTCGTCAGGTCGGTTACGCCTAGTTCGCGCCCGGTCCCCGGCATGATCTGCATGACGCCAACGGCGCCGGCACGACTGCGAGCGTTCGGGTTGCCGCCGCTTTCCTGCGTGGCAACCGCGCGCAACAGGCGCGGGTCAACGTTCCACTCACGGGCCGCCGCTTCAAAAATCGGGCCGTAATTAGCGACCGACAAGGCCGTTTTCCTTAGCCCAGCGCCAAGCCTGCTTGACGGCTGCGTTGTCGGTGTCGTTCAGGTTTTTCAGGAACGTCCGTTGCTGTTCCCCGGTCATCCGCAGCATCTGAAACGCGCGCGGGTCAAGGTTCTTCGCCTGCTGCTCAAAGCCGGCTTGGTCCGCCTTGTCAGGCCAGTTGGCCGCCAGCGTGGCGCGGGCTTTGTTGTAGTCGGCATTCCCGCGAAGTTGGCTTAGGATCAACCGGGCGCCCTCTGGCGTAAGAGTGCTGCCTGGGTTGGCGGATTGCGTCACGGCAAGGCGCGCATCCGATCCGGCGCCCTGTGCATCGGCAATCTGCGCCGCCAGCTTGTCGAAAGACTCGTTCGCCGCCACCGACTTTTCATCAATGCCGAACGCGCGCGCGACACCGGGAGCAAACCGCAGCGTGGCCTTCTGGAAATTCTTGATGCGGTCCTGCCCGGTGCCCGTGGCAAACTGCGCAATCTCGGTTTCCATGTTGCCAAGGATCGCGTCTTGCGATTGTGCGGCAACGCCTTGATCTGCGATCTGGCTGAACCGCGCTGCACCCTGCGTGCCCGTGGCGCCCAAAGCCGCCGACTGCGCCGGGCCAAGGCCGGTTGTAACCTGCCCCGTGGGGGATGCCATCGGAGGCGCGGCGGGGTTGGCGGGGTTGCGCAGCGCAGGCGGCAAGCGGCCATCGCCAAGCGACGACGCAGCCGGGCCACCCAGCGCCGGAGGCGTGACGGCGCCCAGCGGAACAGTCGTAGGAGCCCCACCCGGACCCGGAGGCCCCGGCACACGGCCAATGAGTTCCGACCGGCTGGGGAACTGCGGCACACCCTGCCCGGCTGGCGTGAAGCCGCCGCCAAACATCGGATCGCGCACAACGCCGGGCTGCACTTCCTGGTTGTTGGAGATGGTGCCGCCTTGGCCATACACGCGGGTAAGCGCCGTGTTGGGGTCAATGCCCAGCAACGCAAATTGCTGCACACGGCCCATCAACTCTTTCGGGTCGCGCGTGTTGGCGATGCCTTCAAAAAGGTGCTGCGCCGTGCCTTGATCGAGAACGCCATTCTTCACAGCGCCATCAATTCCAAGGTGCAAGGCTTTGACGAGCATTTGCCCCCGAAGCACTCCGTCTGGGTCGTTGGGGTCGCCCTTGGTTATGTCGGGAACTTGGCTGAGCGCAGTGATGGCGATGCCGCCTAGCGCACGGGCGCGGGTTGCCGCCAACCCCTGCTCTGCCGCCTGCGTCTGCACGCCCTGCAACTTGTTCTGGCCCATCGCGTTCGCGATGCCGACCACCTGGCCGAACTGCGCCAACGGGTTCTGCGGTGCCGCCGCGCCAATGCCAGCCTGTAGCGGGATGTTGGGGTCAATGGCCATTAGGACGCCCTCAACCGGTTCAGCAGCGTGTAGCTGTTGTAAAGCCCCGCCACGTTGTTAAGCCCGCTGGTGATCGCGTTCGCGCCAGCCACGGCACCGGATGCCTGCGCATTGGCACCGGAGGTCGCGAAGTTGCCCGCGTTCTGCGCCGCCTGCGTGCCAAGCTGACCCGTGGTCGATGCCGCGTTGGCGCCCGTCTGTGTCAGGGCAAGCAGCTTGTTGAAGCTGTTTGTCTTGTTGGCTTGGTCGATGTCAAACTGCGTCTTGTAGGTGCTATCTGCCAAGCCGGTTGCGTAGTTAGCCGCCCCCTTGAGCGCCGCGCCGGAGATGCCCAGCCCCTTCGCCGCCGCCGCGTTCTGAACGCTCTTGAGCCCCTGATCCCGCGTAAACTGGTAGCCGGGGGTTGCCTCAAGGTCCGCCATCGTCGGGTTGAACGGAGAAGTCAACTGGTTCAGCCGGTTGACGAGTTGGCCGCCCGCTACCGTCCCGTATCCGCGATACGGCGCCAAATCCTCGCGCGTCTGCGCATACTGTGCCTGCGATGCCGCCGCCGCACGATCTGCCGCCGCTGCCTGCGTATCAGCCGCGCTTGAAGCCGCACTGGACGAAATCAGGCCGCCAATCAGCGACGTTCCCGCGCTGATCCCGATGGACAGCGGATCAAACGCAGCCGTCTCCCAAAGGGATTGCGGGCCGGGGCTAAACTTCATTCCATCGCTCCACCGGAACCAATTTCCGCCCCGCCATCTCGACTGGCTGCCCCAAGGCAAAGCCCAGCCACCGCAGCCACCGCAGCGACTTCGTGTATTCGGCCGCAACCGCCGTTCGTAGGCACACGAACATTTCGAGCATCAACCCGACCTGGCGCCTCGTCTCACGCAGGTAGAACTTGCGAGCTTTCGCGATGCCGGGAGCGCCCAGCATCCAAACCTTGCCGACAACGTGATCATCATCGGGAATCACGCCACCGACGAACGCCGGCTTGCCGTCAACGATGCCCGCGAACGTGTGAACCGACAGCGCCACCGCGCGTTGCAGCGCAGGCAGGCCGCCGATGCTTTCGAGGTCCGCGCGCTCGGCCTCGCCCATGACGGCAAGGAATGCCGACAGCACGTCCGGCGTTACGGGGGCAACGTGTGGGGTCATGCCGTCAGCCCCGACACGAAGATGTTCACCACCGCCGCCGTTGACGCCAGCGCCTGCAGCGTCTCGCCGGGGTTCAGCACCATGTTCTTCAGGCTCGGCGGATCGTAGGACTGACCGGCGGAAAGCGACTGCGCCTGAATGATCAGGTTGCCCGCCGCCGCAGCTCCACCGCTGGGCACGCGGTAAACGGTGATCGTCCTCGCCACCGTGTCGGTGTTGGTGAACGTCGCCTGCTTGATGATGACTTTCGACGCGCCCGAAGCTGTGGCGTAGGCCACCGCCGCAGCCGTCAACGTGCCCTGCCCCAGATTGGCCGGAGTGATAATCGCCATCAGTCTGCCACCATCAATGCAATTGCCGCCGGGTCATTCTCAGGCTCAGTCGGAGCGTCCATCTGCGGCGCTGCCTGCCAGGCGAACGGCTCAGCGTCGGGAACGTCTGCCATCATGTTTGCAAGCCATGCCACTTCGTCGGGCGATGTGGCGTCGGGCACGTCGGCCATGGCGCTTGCGAGCCACGCTGCGTCGTCTGGAGGCGTGTCCGTGGGCACGTCCGCCATGTTCCCGTATTGGATTATGTCGTCTAGGCCACTGGTGCCCTGCGCCCCGCCTGTGCGCTGGAACAGGGCGTTGAGGAAGCGCCACCATGTATCCGTGACGAGGCCCGTCTTGGGGTCGAGAAAGGCTGTGAGTCGTTGCGGGAGGCCTTGCGCGGAACCGCTCATCGCGCCACCCCTTCGCCCATCGCTTGCACGAAGGCACCGTTCAACGCCGTCCGCACCGGGGAACTCCAGAACAACTCAAACACCCGATCCCGCGCCATGCCGAGGCGTTGGAAATGGATGGACTTATAGAAATCGCCCGTCGCACCGAAGTCGTCCGCAATCGGATCGGACCACGATTCCCCGCGCGTGTCGGAATAGCGGAGGTAAATCTTCGACGGTTCTATGCCCAAAGCGCCGTCATCAATACCAAGAAAGACCGGGATGCTATCAACACCTAGCGCCGTATCGGCCACCACATCGGGTGCCAACGCCTTTTCTGGCAGCCCTATAAGCGTCGAATTATCGTCGCGCCCCACTTCAAGATCAGCTATGAACTGCGTGTAATAGACCCGGCCGCCGTTGTTCCCCATGTGCGGGAAGCCGCGCCGCCGCAGGATCGGGGCGCCGTTGTCGGTGTATACGTCAAGGTCGAAGGCGTAGAGTTGCCCCGTCTCCCAATCTTGCACGACGTTTTCGCCGTAGCAGTAGGCGGCAGAAACGCCCCGGTGTCGATGCTCGCGCCCTTCGTCATCCAGCCACGCCCGTTCGTGCCATTGGCCGGTTGTGATATCGAGACACCACGTTTTGTCGGCCGTGGGGAACGTCAGCACGTAGAACTGGTGGCCTTCCTGCTGGTAGGTGTAGGCCACGGCATCCGATACCGTGCTGTAGCCCGCGATGGCCGTCTCAATCGCGTGGGTCGAAACCCGTTGAGCCTGATAGCCTTGCCCCTTCAGCACCAGGCGCCCGCCTTGCGCATCCTCGGAGAGCCAGAACAAGGCATCGCCAATCTGTCCGACGCTATAGACCGCCGCGCATCCGCTTTGGATGAAAGCGCCGTTCATGATCTCATACGGGAAAGCTGGCGCCCCGCTGTTGATCCAGATTTCCGTGGTCCGCTGGCCAATCAACCAGATTTCCCGATGCACCACCGCCGTCGTCGCCAGCAGGTCCGACGCGCCAATCTTCGTCGCGAAATACAGAGAATCGAACGTAACCGCGTTGGAATCCGAAATGTAGAACTGCCCGGTGCCCGGCTTCGCGAACACGAAGAACGTGTCAACGAAATCGACGCGGGGCGAGCCGTAGAAAGCCGGATCGCTAATGGTGCCGAACACGCTTGTATTGAGGTTGACCGTGTAACCGTTCCCGGTGCCGTCCACCGCAACTACCGTGGTCTGGTTGTCCGACATGCTCACGGGGGTCGTCAGGGCATCGTAGAGCGAGCCTAGCGAGGTCCAAGACCAATCCGACGCCACGCGGTAAAGCGTCTGGCCTACAACCGCATACAGCCGCCCATCACTGCCCCGATACACGCCCCTGCCCCGCCCGGCCGCCGGAGGGCTGGAAAGCGCCCGCAGTCCCGGCGTGGGATAGTAGGTAAATGGAACCGGCGCATCTTCCGGGTTCTGCTCGGCGTAGAGGTTCAGCGAACGCTGGCACGAAGCGATGACGCTTCGCGAAACGTATGCGCCGGTTTTGAGTGCGACGCGCATCAGATCCAAGAATCCGAATACACGTTGTAGCGGCTGTTCGAGGTCGGGATACCGGCCGGCATCCGCAAGCGCGGCATCTGGATGTTGGGGCCACGGATCGCCGCCAGCGCAGCGCGCGCCAGCCCGTCAAGCTGAGGGTCACGCGGCAACTGATACATGGGCCGGATGCGCTGGGCACCGCACCACCGCAGGGCGTTCACGTATGCCGGCGGCAGGTTGATGTCTGTTACGAGGTCGGGAAAGTGCGTGAACGGCTGTTTGAGGGAGAGATGCAATTCTCCACCGCCAGAGTTCGGCACAGGCCAAGGGTAGACGACGCCCAGCGGATACGCAGCATCATACCAATACCACGAAGGCCAGGTGCCCACGCTCTTGATCGCGATGCGGTTGTAATCCTCGCGCGAGCCGATATCTCGCAAGGGATAATCAACCGGCTGCGTGGCGTTGATGGTCGATCGGAAGAACGCCGCCTGCACCTGATCGGGACGCGTGGTGTTGAAGTCGCCACCCGCCCCGATGGTGTAGGAAATCGCGCCAGTAACAGGCACTGACACGTCAACAAGATGGTAGACAAGCCACCGCTTAGTGGCCCACTCGTCTAACATCATGTTTAGCGTAGTGAGAACGTCGTTGTTGTCTTCGGCACGCGGGGCCTGGCCAACGCCGTTAACCCCGGCATCCCTCAGCATCAGGCGGATAAGGGCGACCGGGGTCATGGCGTTAACTCAGTTTGCCAGCACGCGGCAAGCAAGCTGCGGTCGGATGGCCTTAAAGCCATACAGCACGTCAAGGCGGCACGGCATCAGGTCGTTGTTGATGTCATACTGCCGAACGACGCGCATGCTGATCCCGTCCTGCACCTTGCGGGCCGCAAAGTGAACGCCATCCGGCAGGATGAGGTCAGCGGTCGCGAAGGTGAACGCGTCGGGGTGGTAGCAGAGGCTCTGCTGGGTGGTGGCCGAAGCCGTGCCAACAAAGGTGATGGCCTGATTGTCGGCCGCAGCGTTGCTGACGTTCTGGTAGGCACCCGTGGCCACGATGGCCGGCGCAATCGACACTGTGCCGCCACCACCCGCATACGCCGCCGTAACGACGAACTGCTGAAGCACGCCCGTCGATGCCTTGGTCTCAGGATGCACGCGGAACACGCCGCCGATGGTGAATACGTCACCCGCAGCCATCGCGTTCGCGCCGGTATCCACGATCAGGCTGGAACCAGTCTGCGCAACCGCCGCGTTGGTCAGATAAGCATTGTTGCGCGCGCCAAATGTGAACGACGGCAGGAGGGTGTTTTCGGCAAACTCAAAGCCGCCGGTTTCACCGATCACGCCGTCTTCATACTGCTTCTTGATCTTGTTGGACGACTGGAACAGGCCCTTCAGGCTGTCCACGAGGTCCACATTCGACTGAGTGTCGATGCGGGCCATGTAGGTGGCATTGGGCGCCAGGTTGTCCTTCAGCACCTTACGGGCCTGCAGCATGTTGCGCAGGGTCTGCGCCGACCCGGAGCCGTTGACGGTGTTGTAAACGTCGCGGGCCATGGCGAAGGCGTCGGCTTCAATGTTCGCCGCCAGCACGGCCATCGCCGGTTCAAGCACCTGCTGCGAGAAGTCGAAGATGTTCAACGCAAGCTGGGCGCTGGAGAACGTCGTATCGACGCCCTTCTGGTTCGTCACCGCCAGGGTGGTGTTCGTCTCGGCCACGTCCTGAAGGCTCAGGGCGGCGCCGCTGCGCACGGTATACTGGTTCGGCAGGCGGATGCGGAGGGTGTGGCCGATCTTGGCGCCTTCCTGAGCAAAGCTGTTGTCATAGTCCCGATTGATGGAACCGATGAAGTTCAGCTTCTGGTGCAGGATCATCAACGCGCGGTTGGTGATCTGATCGACGTTAAGAAGTGTATTGGCCATTGTGGAGGCTCCATCATGGGATGCGCCGTCATCGCGACGGTGCGGGGCTGCTTGCCTAAGACAGCCTTGAAAGGGTCAAGCGTGCGGGCGCGCGCCTCAGCGTTTCGCCTCTTGTGCCCGATACCACGAACGCCACGCGGCCGGATCACGCTTGGCATCCGGTTCGCCACCGGGTTCCGCGCGTCCTGCTGCGATGGGCGTAATCGGCGGGGGCAGTTTCGAGACAGGCTTAGAAGGCGCCGGCTTTGCAGCCATTTTCGCGACTTCCACAGCCATACGGGCAGGCGACAGGCGAGCAAGTCGCATAGCCTCGTCAGGATTCATGCCAAGTTCGTAGTAGACCTTGGCACCTTCTTCCTTGCCGAGTGCGGTCACGGCTTCCAGCAATGCCGGCGGGGGGCCGCCGAGAGACTGGAAGTTCTGCACAGCCGTCTGAAAATCCCGATACGTCGTCTCGCCATGGTCTGCGATATCGTTGCAGGCCATGTTGAACTGGTGGGCTTCCAACTGCTGCGCCGCGATCCGTCCAACCTCCGATGCCGGAACATACCCGGCGGGGGGCTGGCCTTCCTGCTGCTGCGAAACCGGCTGCTGTCCCTGCTGAATTGTGCGCAGGTAAGTGGCAAGCTGGTCCGCTTGTCGCCGTGCTTCATGCTTCTCCCGCGTCAACTCGTCAATGCGCTGCTGAAACCAAGGCTTTCGCTTCGGTTCCTCTGGCGTGTCGGGTTGTTCTGCGGGTTCGGCCTGTTGCTCCTGCCCGGTCTCTGGAGCGGTATCGTTGGCGGGCTGAGGCACAGTTTCGACAGCCGGAGCCGTCTCGCCCTGCGTGGCGATTTCAATGCTTTCGCTCATGGGTTCCATGATGGTTGGGACGCTTCACAGCGTTCCTAGTCGCCCGGCAACCCGCCGGTTGGGTCGGCACGTCAACGCTTGCTGAACGCCCCCTTGGGCACCTGCAACTTGTTCAACCGGGCCACGATGCCCGGCCCGTAATGACGAATGGCCTTGGCGGTAAGCACGCCCTCGCCAATGTCCATCGGCACCATCCCGTCATCGGGGCCGGGCGGGTTGTGGCCCTGCAGCCGGTTGGGCGTGACGATGCCGCCGTGGAACATGCCGGCAAAATCGCCCATCTGGCCGCCGAAATCGCCTTGTGGACCGCCGCCGATATCGCCACCGACAGCGTTCGTTTCCGGCCCGGCGCTGCCCATGCCGCCCATGCCGCCGTCAAGAGCGCCCAACGGCTCAGACGACACCGCGCCAAGCGGGGCCGTGCCAGAGGTCGTGTTGTTCGCGCTGCCGAAACCGCCGAACCCCAGCGCGTTCATAAAGTCGCTGAACGTGGTGTTCGGTTGATCCGGCGCGCCGTAACCCCCACCGCCGCCCTCAGGCTGCATGAAGCCCTGCCCCATATCCACGGGCTGGGCAGGCGCAGAGGGCATCACAGGGGCCGCAGGAGGCGCCACGGCGGGGGGTAGGTTCTGCGTCGTGTCATACACCGGCCGATCAGCTTGAGCGCCGCTGTTCATCCACACGGGGAACTGGCGCTGGAAGCCGGAACGGAAGCCGTAGAAGCCGGCTGGCGTGGCGGCGTTGGTGCCAAGGGGATTATACGGCATTGATCACCCCCTCTTGTGCAGGCGTCGGCTGCGCCATCGGCTGAGGCACGCGGGCTTGATCGGCAGCCGCGTGCTGCGCCATTAACGGCACGATGGGCTCTTCCATCATCTGCGACACCATCTCGCGAATCAGAGGCTTGAACGCCTCAGGGTCAATCTTGCCCAGCGCCGCCGTGCGAGCCGTCTGCGCCTCGTAGTCTTTACGCTCAAGGTCCGCCTGCTGATCGGCCAACTTCTGGTTGGCTTCCTGCAAGGCAAGATGAAGCTGCGCAATCTCGGCCTGGCCCTGCTGCGCCACCTCCTGAAACTGCTGCTGCATCTGCTGCATCTCAGGCGACGGGCCGCCTTTGGCTTGCGGCGGAACCATGTTGTGTAGACGTTTGGCCAGCTTGTCCGAACCGGGGAAGTCCGCGCTTTCGGCCCAAAGGTCGCCAACCACCGCGAACATCTCTTTGTTCTGCGCCATGATCTGCGAAAAGGCGTTGAACGCTTCCTGCCGCTGCGTGGCATACGACGGGCCAACGTCCGAAATCACGTCATACTTGCCAACAGACGGGTTCAGGATCGCCGCCACCGTCTCCGCGTCGAAATTCTCGGCCTCCGGGTCTGCAAGCTGCTGCGCCGGCCCCTGTGCGTTCGGGTCAACCTGGATCTTGATGCGCTTGTCGTCACGCCCGATGGCCTGAATGACGCGCGCCGTGTCGTAAACCTTCGGTATCAGGTCGAGGATGATGCGGCCAAGGAACCGGATCATAAGCGCCTGATGGTCGATAAAGTGGTATGTCGCGTTGTCGCCCTGACGCTGCCGGGCGTTGATGGCCTTGCCGCTCGTCTCGTTGCTCGGCGCGCCCATAATCGCCTGATACTGGCCAGATACCAGCATCATTTCCTGTTGGGCAACCTGCATGCCTTCGATGTGGCCACTAGCCGGCGGGGGCGGCGCGATGCGCTGCGGCGGCTGGATCGGCACGCCATCGTCTGAAACGTCGTTGTAGATGAGAACGGCCGCGTTCTTGACGTTGGCTTCCGTCCACTGCTCCGGATCGCCTTCAACCGCCCGCGCGCTAGCAAGCCATGGCGTCTTGGTCTGGTTGGCCACGAACTCAACCGAACCGGACGAGTGGTAATTATACATCTTCTGCGGGTCTAGCAGCGCCCGCACATGGCCCTTGCGGTCCATCTGGCCGTTGATGATCGTCTCTTGGCCAATCATGCGGGCAATCGGCACATACTTGCCAGGCCAAGGTTTGCGCTCAACGATGGTCGAGCCGATGACCTTGCACCACTCTACGCGCTGGTCGATGATCGGCCGTTCGTTGGCAATTGCGCCCGGCAACGCCACCAATTCGTCATAAGCGCCCGCCGGCATCTCGGACTTGCGCAACGTCTGCCCATCCGCCAGCGCAACCAGCGTGTCAGACTCTTCCGTGCGGTAAAAATACTCGCACACGCGCACGTAATCGTCGCTGATCCAGCCTTCAGAGCCGTCAATGGGGCTGTCTGCA